TTCTGCTGCTATCACTTGTGTCAAACCTAGTGGCACTGTCTCCCAACTTGTTGATTCTGCTAGTGGGATACACGCTCGTCACAGCCCTTATTACATCCGCACAGTGCGTGGAGACAATAAAGACCCACTTACACAATTCTTAATTGATCAGGGTGTGCCTAATGAGCCGTGCGTGTTCAAGGGTGACACTACCACAGTGTTCAGCTTCCCCCAGCGCTCACCTGAGAATGCAGTAACACGTAATGATATGACAGCTATTGAACAACTAGAGACATGGCTAACGTATCAGAGACACTGGTGTGAGCATAAGCCATCTGTGACTGTCTCAGTTCGTGACGACGAGTGGGTAGAGGTAGGTGCATTTGTGTACAAACACTTTGACGAGATGTCTGGTGTGTCTTTCTTGCCACACTCTGACCATACGTATCAACAGGCACCTTATCAGGATTGCACTAAAGGTCAATATGAAGAGTTGCTAGAGTTTATGCCAGAGCATATTGATTGGTCTAAGCTGTCAGACTACGAGAAAGAGGACAACACCGCAGGTATGCAGACTATGGCATGTTCTGGGGATAGCTGTGAGATCGTAGACCTGACATGATGTACGTAATGGTAAGCAGACGGAACTGTCCATATTGTGACAAGGCTAAACAGCTTATCAACTCTAAGGGGGGTAGTGTTAGTCATTACTCCCTTGAAGAGTCCAAGTGGATATTAGACTTGTTCAAGAAGGCAGACCTTAAAACAGTACCACAGATATGGACCTACACAGGCGAACATATTGGTGGTTATACGGAGTTGCAAGATTACCTCAATGGATGAACCCCCAAAGAAACAAACCCGAACTCGACGCAAGACTAACTACAAAGGTGCTACAACCAAGAAAGTCTCTGGCATAGTACCTAAAACAGATAAACAGAAAGAGTTGTTAGATGCGCTTAAAGAAAGCTCTCAGGTATTTATCCTTGGCCCTGCTGGGACTGGGAAAACGTATGTTACGGCGACTTATGCTGCCGACCTCTACACGACGAAAGAAATTGATAAAATCGTCATCACAAGACCTCACGTTGCCGTAGGTAAAGAGTTAGGTTTTCTCAAAGGTGACCTACAGGAAAAGACAATGCCTTGGGCATTACCTGTGCTAGACGTATTGGAGAAGCATCTTGGTAAAGGAACTGTCGAAACTGCAATCAAGAATGGTAATATTGAGATGGCACCTCTTGCACTTATGCGTGGGCGTAGCTTCGATAATGCCTTTATAATTGTCGATGAAACGCAGAATATTACCACACATGAACTTAAGATGCTCTTGACACGGGTAGGTGAAGACACCACTATAGTACTTAATGGTGATATACAACAGTCAGACCTGAAAGAAGCTGATGGTCTGTCCAAGGTTATTCACCTAGCAAAGAAGCACATGTTACCTGTGCCAATCATTGAGTTTGGTGTAGATGACATTATACGATCCGACATCTGCGCACAGTGGGTTAAGGTATTTATGAAGGAGAACCTATGACTGATAACGTCAATCAACCACTACACTACGGACAAGGTAGTATCGAATGTATAGAGTACATCAAGGACTTCCTTAACGATGACGAACTTACAGGTTACTACCGAGGGAATGTAGCTAAGTATTTACACCGATGGCGATACAAGAATGGTGTAGAAGACCTTAAGAAAGCACGATGGTATCTAGAAGCACTAATTCAACAACAGGAACGCAAATGACTTTAATCGAAGGTATCTTAATCGTTAGTTTACTCTTAAATGCATACACGATTTGGCGAGTAACTAAGACAGAGAATGAGATAGAGATGTTATACGAAGGTGTAGCCATGTGCATGACCAAGTTAGGTATGACAAACAATGATTGATCCTATCATAATTTAAGACAGTTCGTAAGAACACGACACAAAAAAGCCCCCTAGGTTAATTCCTAGGGGGTTCTTTAGTTTTAACGCTAGTCTTGTTTTCTTCGGAACAAGTCTCGTATTCCTCTAGCTATCTCATTGGGGCTAGGAGCAAGCCACCCAAGGACTAAGAGGATTAACAGTAGTGGGTCTATCTCAGTATTGTTTGTCGTACTGTTGTCCTGTTGTACGGTCTCTACTGGACCCTCTGGTCGTAGTACTGGTCGTATACTACGATCCACGTTTGTATTCACACCTTGGTTGTTCTCTTTACCAATCTGTGTATTAGCAGCTACGTTAGGACCACCCCCCGATAGGAATGGGATAGTGCCACAGCTACTTAGCAGAAGTGTTAGAAGTAGTAGTACTCTTACCATTTACATATATCCCATAAAATCCAGCCCCTGCACCTACGATTACAGATACGAAACCTGCTTGAGCATTACTGGGGTCTTCTAACGACATAAACCAAGTTGTCGTCTGATAGAAAGCATACCCATACAGCGTAATGATCATACGAGGCCATATGCGCCACTTATCTAACCACTCAGGTGTTACCATTTGCCTTGTCCCTTACCTACAACATAAATAACAGTGGCTAATATTAAGCCTACTACCAAAACTGCAATCACACCGACTACCCACTCTATTATAGCTTGTTTGAGTTTAGCCTTACGGAACTCTGTCTTTTCTTTTTGCTTACGAATATTACGCAAGATGTCTTTGTATTCTTCAAGACCTTTTGGACCATGTATAAATCTTATCATGTTTTCTAGGTCAGCTTTAAGGGCTTCAGCTTTTTTCTTACAGGCAAAGGCTTGAGCAGCCTGTTCCTCTAGTGAACCACTAAAGGTCTTATACCAAGGTGGGTTCTTTGCTTGTCGTTCAGCTTCATTGATGTCTGCCCAAGCACCAGCAAACTTAGTTAAAGCTGATGTAGTATCACGACCAGCATTTATAAGTGTACGCATTTGTCCTACTGCTGCACTAGCTACAGACAATGCTGTTAATGGGTCAATCATCCTCTATCCTCTTAGGGCATATATAGTCGGGATTGATCCTGTAATATCGTCGGGAGTTGTCTTCACACTTGTACAGGCAGGATTTGTAGTATCCTTCATAGAACGAATGTCCAAACCCTACCATGAACAATAGACATATCATCTGGACCGTAGGAGTTCTTCTAGATGCTTAATCGTAGCATTAGCTTCTGCAAGCTGCGCTTTCATGTCTGCCATCTCTACAAGCAACTGCTCTTTATCTGCAATAACTTTATCTAGCTTATCAGACAATCGCTCTACTTGCTCTTTTAGTGTGTCGTTAAACTGTGCAGACTTAGCATCATCTTTAAGAGCCTTCTCGTGAGACTGCTTTGCTCGTAGTGACAGGAAACCCCAGAGGCCAGCAGACCCTAGGACAGCTAGTATGATCGGTAGCATGGAGCTATCAAACGACATCTGTAAACCTCTTTCTCTCTAGTATCTGCCTGTTGGTTAAGTCTGCTAGGTATAGTGCGTGTAGTGTCATCCAGATCAATGCAGAAGCATGGAACCAGTCGGATAAACTGTGGGCTTGACCATGACCAGCTTGCATACCACTTACAGTCATAGTGTAGTATACTTGTTCTACTGCGTGAGGTTCAAACATCATAAACTTGAATAACACGTAAGCTGATACGACAACATCCAGAAGTAGTACATTGCGTAACCAACTACGATCACACCATATGGTAATAGGAACTACTGCTGCACTAATGGCACCCCAGAACAACAATAGCTCATTCGGAAAGCATATCTCACAAACACCTTGGAACATACCAGCCATGAGGACACCCCAGAAAGAGTATGTAAGCATCTGTGCAGGGCCATTAGCGGTCATTACCTTTTGGTAAGTATTCTTTAACCCTAAAGCTGGCATTATGGATAAGCCTTCCAGTTCAATTCAAAGTGTGGCCCATCAGGGAAATTAGTCCAGTCAGCACCACAGGTAATCTCAATGTCTAGTTCTTCAGCGGCAGCTTTCATAGCATCTACAATAGGGTAGAAGTACTCCCAGTCCCACGACACAGGATAAGGCACTAGATCAACTGCATGACCTGTTAGGTGACGAGAGTTCATTGTGGTAGACTTACCAGCCTTCACAAGCTCTTTCTGTCGGTTAATGTGACGGATACCCTCAAGGACACTGAAGTCCTGTTCTGAGAGTTCGATTGCTCGTTTAACGACAGCTACTAGATCAGGGTGTACTCCTGATAGTTTCTGTAAGCTACGTGTTCCTAGTTTATACCCCATGTTATGCTCCTTTTATGCATCCAATATCGTCATTAGGCAGTCTTGATACCTCTGAAACTCTGGTGGATTACCCCAACCCACTGCGCTGTTGTATTTATACACTGTACGATACATCTGTAAGTTAGTCGATGTCGTTAGTTTGAACGTTGGGCGATACCAGTAAAAACCATTATTATTTATGACATCGTTGCGAGTGTTCATTTGCGGATCGCCGCCAACATAGGGATTGCTGATCGCTTGCCTTAGGGTAAAGTTGTAAGTTGTGCCATTTTCCAAGCAATCCTCAAACTGCGCAGCAGTAATGGTCAAATAATCCTTCACACGGATCGCCTTGGCATTAAAACGACTGTCAAATATCTTGTCGCTGTTGCCGTCTAAAACTTCCATGCCATAGCCAGAGGTTGTCGTCGGAACCTTATTCCAAGCTACGATGTAAGGCACGTCTGCATGGTTGTGCTTAGAGCTTGGCAAGACGTGTATATGCAACCCTTTGTTGTTAGAGTTAAAGCTATTGTTGTAAGGGTTGTATTCTTGCGTCCAGTTGTGCAGACCAGCAGATATTAGCTTAAAGAACGCCTCGTAGTGATAGCTAGTATCGCTTGTGTTTGATATGGCATAATGCAGCCTTCCAGAGTTTTGGTTCTGCAAGCCACTCACGTTGTTATAATTTTTAGTTACATAGCTGTTGGATTGGTGGTGCATTAAAGGCTTGTAATTACGCCCTATATAAAAAGAGCCACCTTCTGTTTGGTTAGTAACCGTTCGAGCTGTCGAAATTGTAGAAAAGATTGATGTATTGTTAGCCCCCCTGCCAGTGTTCATATCGCTGAACTGCAACAAGCTCATATTATGCGTGTAACGACCACTTATGAGCGGGTTAAGTCTTTCTGCCCTGACAGCATTCCCAGTAGAATGTTCAAACAACAAACCTTTAGACTTCAGAACATTGTCGCCATAGTCATTCTTAAACTCAATACCATAGCTCATTACTTGACCTCAAAGAATACAAGGTCATAGTGACCGCCTACATTGTAATACTGTGTAAACTGCCCACTGTTTTGAACAGCGACAGGGGCTAACGT